CCTCCTTGAGAAAACGTCCTATCTTGAGGAATCTTACGTAATATACGAAAGATTCATCTGTGGAGAGGTTTGAGAGCTGCCTGGCTGAAATAATCCAGCTCAGCAACATATCGAACCTTACCCTCCATCTCCGAAAGGAGACTAGTTTCATAAATCTCTTCAGGTTTAGGAGACTGGAGGCTACCATCAGATCGAATATAACTACTCTCCTTTAGGAGAATAGACATTCTATCAGATAGTTTATCACCCCCGACGATTGAGATACTCTTCCGAAGAGATTCGGGAAGAGACTCTAAATCGTCAAGGAACCTACCAAGAGCATGTCCGTTAGGACCTGCCTTGGTGGTAAAGTGATAATTTCGAAATCTCAATACCTTCGGTGTCATTCCCTTAGGGCGATAACCTAATGTCTTTCAAAAGTCAGAAATGTACTTTCCATAGACAGAGGCGCGAGCCCTTTCACGGGAGGCCCCTGTAATAGATTGAGTATCACCTCTGACTTTTGGTTTAAGGTACCTGGTCGAGAACAATACTGTGTTCAGAAATGGCAGTATAACTGGCAAATCCGACCCACGTATTGTCTTTACAAGTGGCCCTAGACACTTCGGTATACCATCGGAGGTCAATGCGATTCCTGTGACTCTTTCCTTATTACCTGATAAGTAATTAAGGACTTGTGTCCGTACTAACTTGACCTTTTGGATCAAATCTAGAGGGCCACGTGTTACGAGAACACTGTCGAGTCAACGTATGAAAGGCATCATGACATCGAGACGAAACTGAGGTGACCTTGGTTTTTGAAGTGGACTTTGAACATCCACCTCATATACAAGGTTCATCCAGCCTAGAACCTTAACTAAGTATCCGAAGAACCAGGATTGTAGTGTAGATCACTATGGATCTAAAACCTCTCTGAGGTTTACTTGTGAAGTAAGAGTATTCTTTACTTTTATAACGCGAGTCACTATGGTGCTGCTTATTCTTCATACTAAGTTAATGTGGTTAAAGGGTAGATTCGGTATGCCGAATAGGTAACCAGCCTATCCTTTGATCACATGCGTTCTAATTAAGACTAGAAGCGCACTGTAAAAAGTCAGCTATCTAGCTCCTAATAGTCTCGCAACTACTGAAGTCTAGATAACTCAGCGACAGGTGTGTGGCTGACACACCATCCGAGTTATTACTAAATCGGATA